TAAGCGTTTTTCTCTATAAATAATTTTCCACCAGTAGACCCAGAAGCTGTCACGTAGTCTGTAGTAAAATAATTTTTTGCGTTTGGAGCTGGACTTGATAAAATATTTATTTTAATTGATAAATCTTTTCCTCTATCAACACTAATACCATTAGTCCCATTTGCTACATCAAAATTAAAACCTATTTGCTGAGAACTAGTAGTGGCATAAACCTCAAAAGCACCACTACAACCACTAGTAGTCACATTTATATTTGGACCATAAGTACTAGTTGCTATTGTAGGAGCTAGATTAGTTAAAGGAAAAGTAGGTTGAGATGGTAGCGTACCTGGAACCAAACTTGGTGAAGCTTGTAAATTTAAATCAGTAGTTATTAAGGTTCCAGAAGTGTTATAATCAAAAGCAGGAGCTACAACTCTTATAGTGAAATTATAAATATCTTCTAAAGCAGAGTTATATCCAAAGTATTTATAAGTGGTGTTTTGTATTTTATAAGCGCCAGGAGATCCAGGAACTGGTAACAAAGCAAAATCACTAGTCATGTTAATAGGTGTAGATGCTGAATTTTCAGCTCTTATTAAAATCATTGTTGGATTTATAGGTGCAAAAGTTCCTAAAGCAGTGCTTATTGGATTTCCATTAACATCGGTTGCGTAAAAAAAGCATAAATCGTCATTTTTGTTGTTGCTTTCTAAAAAGCCCCATGCTATGCTGTATGTTCCACCTGCATAATCAGACATACCTCTAAAACCATAAGGTGTATATTGATCATTAGCAACTATGTTAGCATTTAAATCTGATATTTTACCAGACGTAGATGTTTCCCAATATATATCTAGTTTAGAATCTAAAGGATTTGTTTCAAAACATGAAAATATAGGTGTCATAGCAAGTGGGTCATTTAATCCTGGAGTCGCCGGGTGAGTTCCTATAGCCTTTCTAGTTACTTTTACACGAAAATTAGCACTCGTAGTTCCTGCAGCTTCTATTGTTGCAGTAGCTTCAATACTACTATTTAATGCTATACCTGCGTTGTCCCAAGGACCTCCTTCATTACTTATAATAACATGATTAACAGCAATATTTCCTGTACCATCATTTTTAGCTGTAAATGTTACTTGTATTCCTCTATTTTTAAATTTTAAATCAGTTGCAGTTGTCCCGTTAAAAACAACAGGCACACCAGACCCTCCAGTGCCAGGGTAGCCACCGCCTGAAAAAGTAGCAGTACCAGTGGACCCCATTCCAATAAACTCCACTACATATTCAGAAGCTTCTGGACTTGGTCCTTTCATCCCGTACAGCTGCATCTCTGGATCTAGTTTTGCACTGAACACATTTAGTCTAGCTATAAAAGGATTTTGTTCATAATTATAAAAAACAGGTGCTGAATTAAAAGGGTATTTAGCAACGTTACCTACAGCAAATAAACCTAAATCAGATCCAGTACCTATAGCAGTTACAACTTCCGCCGTTTGACCAGGGTAGTATTGATTACTTGCTATGCCAAGTATAGAGCTAATACCAGTATTTACAACTCTAGCAAAAAGTTCAACAGAAGCATTGTTCACTTGACTACCTGAATCCAAATCTTTTTCTCTATCTCTAGTTTTTAATAACTGTTCTCCTTCTTCTGAATAAGGATCTGCTTGAAACAAGTTGCCATTAGTATCAGTAAATTGATAATAATCAGGATCTTCATTAAAAGAAGGTCTTGCTGTTCTGAATAAGTTTTGATTAGGACCTACTAAACTAGTATCTTTTGGTATTTTACTCAAGTTATCAGAATGTAAAACAAAGTGAGCAACTGGCTCTTCTAAGCTAGCGGACAAAGGGTTAGCAGTCTCACCATCTATATAGCCATTTAAAACACCTGGACAGTAAACATTATAATAGTCGACTTGAGTTTGCTTTACTACAATCTTGTAACTATACCAGCCAGTAGGGTTAGTAGCGCTAAAAAGACCCGGTGTTCCAGTAGTACTATTAAAATTAGAACTTATTGTTTCATTAAATTTTACTTGCAATTGATCGCCAGGCCAAGTATCGCCAGCACCTGAAAATAAGTTATTAGTAACAGGTGAAGCAGGATCAGTAGGGCTAGAATAGTAACTAAAAGTTTTTGCAGTCTGCACCGCTCCTCCAGAAGGATTACCTGGTAAATCACCACTTTTGTAAGGATTAAATATTGTAGATCCTTTTAGTATTGCGTTTTGAGAGTTTCCGTCTACTGTAGATAGTATAGCATCAGATTGTCTACCATATTTGTCTGATAAGACTAAAGCTACTTGATAATTTCTATTTTGCTTAAGAGTATGGTTCTGATACTCTCTTCTAACGTAACTATATTCTACAGCTCCTGTTCCAGACTCTTCTACTTTAAAACCTGTTTGAGTATTGTAATTTATACTTGAAGGTGGAGTATGTTTGTCAACTAAATTACCAAATACTATTCTATTACCTACTGCTTCTTGTGCCAGTGCTCTAACCGGCACTTGATCAGAAACTCTTAATAAGTCTCTTGTTGGTAGAGTTTTAAAAGGTTTTTTAGCTTGGTATTCGTAAATAAATACAGTAGTGTTATTAGATATTAAAGAATTAGCATTTACTGTTTCAATAACTTTCAATGTAGTCTGACTATCATCTTTAAATATTATATCTATGGAAGAAATTCTTAAATCGTCTAAAGCATTACTCCAGCTAGTACTTTCAGCAGGCACTGGTATTAATAATTTTATATTATTAACTTTATTTTGCATAAACTCTACTTCTGTACTTTTATAAGTTTTTTCAGTATCTTTATCTATAAAATAACCATCTTGCTGTGGAATAAAACAAGCTTGAGTAAAAGGTGATATTAAAGAATATTCTCCATCATCGTATTGAAATCTATACGCAAATCTTATAAATTTGTCTCTTAAATAGTTTTTGTCTCCAGGCCAATTAGGATTATAATAAGGATTTGGTGTAGTTCCGTCTGGAAGAAACTCTGAAGTAACATCTTGCATTGTTGATACTTCTTCAACAACAAGAGTGTATATTGGCCCTGTGCCAGAACCAGTTCTTTGTACAGGCACTATAATGTCACCGTTAGTGTATCCAAAACCAGTATTATTTATTTCTATACCTCCTGTAGAACTTGTTATGTTTACTGTGAGCCCAGAACCAGTGCCACCAGTCGTTTGTAAGTTGGTGTCAGGAACATAACCAGATCCTGTTGGTCCACTTACACTTATGTTTGTAACAAAACCACCTACTAATGATATAGGTTCGTAAGGATAATACTTAGATAAAGATATTTGATCTTCATTAGTATAATACGTTGGATCTCCCAACGCTCTACTTACATTTATTTTTCTAGGTTGGTTTCTATTGTCTGTAAAAAATAAGCTTTGATTAATAAGATTTACACCTAAAATAGAATGTGTTTTTGAGAAGTTTAAAAAGCTTCCGCTTACTAATATACTAGCTAAACTATTGTTTATATTATAAAGACATATATAACACTGTGTTGCTGCTGGAGCAAATCTAGACAATTGATCACTAGAGTTATCAACATAGTTAGTCATAAATAAAAATATTCTATTATTATTTATATCCATGAAAAAACCAATTACATCTATATTTGTAGAAGTTAAACCAAAATCAGTTAAAGATATATTACCTAATATATTCTCTAATGATCCTACGTCTGCACCTTCAGATTTACTTACAGAAACGTTTAAAGCTTCTCTATATTCTCCTGGAGGTACAAGCCTGGCGTCTAAGTCTCTATTCATTTTAGACTTGATAAAACTATTTCTTGATTCAGCCATTTAATTAATGTTTAATCCATTTAGATTTTCCTCTAAAAACTTGAGCAAACTCTGATAATTTTATATTTGATAATCTTATTTTTGCATTTCTTAACTTTGCAGATCTTTCTCTTTTGTATCTTAAAACTATGTATTCTGGAACATTTGGCTTTGTTGATAGTATAGAATGATTAATATGCGCATACAATGCATCTTCCGCCATCTTAGGTATCTTAGAATCAACGTCATAAGCTAAACCATCAGATATATATTCTAAAATTATTAATTTATTAGCTAAGTTGCTAGAAAAAGTAAATTTACCTTCTCTTTCATTTATTTGAAACCATCCATTTGATTGGCTAGTTTGAGGGTCTAAACCATACCTCTGCCCATAAGCTAATTTTTCCCAACCCCAATCATATACACCTTCATTATACATTTGATCTGTGTAAGCTCCTGATATTTTGTTATCATTAGCAGTATTCCACTTTTCTTCTACTAAAGATTGATCTGCATCAATATTTTCACCAAATGAGTCTTGTGCTGGTATTCCTGATTGGTCTTGTATAGGTAAAGTAAATGGTGATGATGTTAAGTTATTAACTGGATATATTATATGTTGAACTCCATTATTATCTATCCAAGAGCACCTAACATAATTAACATAGTCTTGAGGTATTGGAACACCTAAACTAGGTGGTATCGTAAGCTCTTGTGATTTAATACTTTTTAAAGTATCAAAACTAAACTCTTGTAAACCTCTTTTAGCATGAAACATTACATCAGTTCTTTTAATCTTAGTAATTAACTTATCTTCGCCTACATAAGCCACTAAAAAATTATTTATAACATTGTCTAATGTAGTATACTCATAGCCACCGTAGTTTTCATTTATAGCAGGTTGTTTTAGTTCTATTAAAATAGAAGCAGCTGTAATAGTACCCTTAAGCTCTATTATATTATTAAATGGATCTAAAACGTAGGATAAATTTTCACTTTGAGCGACTCCATCTAAGTATATAGTATAATTTGAAGCTGAGCTTAACTGAACGCCAAGTTTGTCAAAAGCACTAACAACGTCAACCCCAAAAGTGCATTTGAAAGATGGATTAACTACAGCAGTAACACCAGGAAAAGTTTGTTGACCTGAGTAGTATTGAGCGTTGTTTTCAGTTACTAGTCCCATATTTTGTATTTTTTAATTTTAAATTTATTCTTGTGCTAGCTCTTGAGATGCTACTTGAACTATTTGTGGATCTCTTATAACTACTCCAGCATATTTAAGTATCTCTAATATAAGCTCTGTCTGATCATTGCTACTTATTTCAAAATCTACTGATGTAGTATTATCATATATGTAAGCGCCTACACTATTGACAGTAAAGCCCCAAACTGGATTAACTGGTTTTCTTAAAAAAGTTGTTTCTACATTTGCTGTAATAGTAGTTGGCTTAACAAATATTGCGTTAACGCCTTCATACAGATACACAGGGTAGTTTTCACTAGGTGTTGTTAAATCTGATCTATCTATATTATAAAAATAATCTCTTTGTATTCTTTCTATTTCCACAGGCTTAACACCAGTAGTAGCACTATCAAAAGTAACAGTTCCTAACCTGTAAAAAGCAAACTCAGTAGAAGAAGGTTGATCATTATATACTATAGTTTTACCTGTTAATGTATCTGTAGTTGGCAAGTTAAACTTACCTGCCGTTCCTCCAGTGCAAGCACCAAAACATTTAAATGTAGATAATCCATCATCTATATTACTTAGAGGATTAGAATAATCAAATTCATTTTGAGGTATTCTTAGTTGTCCATCTAAATCAGTAAAGTATTTTTCAAATATATCTAACTGTGATTGCGTAGCAGCTTTATTAAATTCATATGGTGTTAAATAACCACGTTGCTCTTTATTAAGTATACTTAATACAGTTGTGTAGACTGTGTTTACGTTAATAGCCATATTATAGTTTTAATCGAAGTTAGTAAATACTAGTCTTGATTTAGCTCTTTCTAGTTTATCTGTTTTTTCTATAAGTAATCTCTGTAATACATCTGGTCTAGTTTTTTCTCTATTTGCTAATATAGCATATATCATACATGCGTATAAAGCTTGTTCTGCCAGCTTAGGTATAGCAGCAGATTCATCTGTGGTAAGCGCGTTTGATAAATATTTCAAAACCAAATTTCCTTTCGCAACATCTGTTGCGTTAAATTTTATTTGTTTAGTACTATAATCTACGTAATAAAATCCAGCAAGAGGAGTAGCATTAGTAGTTTCTTCTAATGTTTCAGCTGGATCATCTACTGTTATAGATATAATAGCGACCATTGAATCTGGAAAATCAACTGGAGAAGTAAATGTTGTTTTCTCTTCTATAAATTGACTTTTTAAAGTTTCATATGCAAACTCTTGCAAGCATCGACGAGCATGAAATATAACTTCAGTTCTTACAGCATCTGGTATTAATTTTCCAGGCCCCGTGTAAGAAATTAAGAAGTTGTTTATAATATCATTTAAAGATATAAAAGCGTTTGATAAAGTTGTTGTTGCCATAATTTTTATTTTTGTCCGTCAATATCTATTTGTTGTTCTTTACCAGCTGCTAATTGCAAAGCAAGTTGATCTCTAGTCATAACGCCAGCATATCCTAATATCTTATCTACTAATAAAGGCTCGTCAGATTGGTGTAATTCAAAATTAACTGAGCTTTGTTCGTTGTAAATATAATTACCTAACTCTGTATCAATAGTAAAACCCCATTTAACATCTGCTGGGTATTTTAAAAAGTTCAATTGAACATTATTAGTTGAAATAGGTAAAGGATTTGGAAAAATTTGTATTACATTATCTTCATAAATGTATACAGGGTATCTTTGAGAAGGTTTAGTCAATGGAGACTGGTTAGTAGTAAAAACTTCGTATTGTTGTATTCTTTGAGCTTCTCTACCTTCACTAGCAGGAGTAGCAAAATAAATAACAGAACCTAACTCTTGTACTGCTACAGTAGGCTTTACTCTAGGACCTGAGTTAATATCTGCCAATGTTAATGTGCAAACCGCAGAAACACTACCACCAAAAGTGCCCGATGCAAAAGTTATTGTATCACCTGCGTTATAACCTGTTCCTGGATCTGAAATAAATAAAGTAGTAATACCACTTCCTAAAGTTACAGCCATTTTTACTTTTAAACCTGTTCCAGTTCCTGTTATTGTGACTCCAGTAGAGAAGTTATCATACTCACCTAAAGCTAACGTAGGAGCAGTAGCGTCTAGGTTAGTACCTAAACTAGTTATTAAATCGCCATATTGCGTTGTTAAAATTTCTGTTCTTTTAAATATTTGTATTTTTTCGTCTAATAAAGCATATCTATCAGCGTATGCTAGACTTGTTTGAGGTTGTCTCAATAACTGGTTTAGTTCATCAAAATATTCTATGAATATCTCTTGCTGCGCTTGTGTAGCGACTTTGTTGAACTCAACAGGTGTAAGAACTCCTCTTTTTTCTTGTTGCAGTACTACAAGTACAGACTTATATACCTGATTTATGTTTATCATTTTGTTTTGTTTATTTTTTTTTAAAAAAAAAGGTGGTGATTAAACCACCTTTATTATAATCACTTGTTATTTAAGTTTTTTATCTATGGATTTATAAACTTCAAGTCCTTCATCTGTTTTAAACCAAGCAGCTAAAGCTGAATATGGATTTTCATCAAAAGGAACTGTCATAAGCTTTCTTCCATTAGTTGCCCAAGTAAAAGTTCTCTGATCTGAGGCTAAATTTATTACTCCAGAATCAACAGCATTTATACCAAAGTTTCTTAAAACAACATTGTCATCATTTGCTAAATCAATAAATAATTTTGGATTATGTCTAGCAAATAATAATAAATCTCTTTTTAATTCTTTTGAAGACAAATTATTTACATCAGAACCTAATTCAACTCTTAATATAGCTTCTGCTTGTTCTATATCCATAGCTCTTGCAGCATTTAAAGCATCTAGTTGTAAATCTAACTCTTCTAATTGATCTACAGCTTCGACTTGCCTGTCTAATTCAGAAAATATAATATTATTGTGTGGATGATGTTTTAGAAATTCTTGTAAATTTCTTTTTTCTTTTGGTACAAATAAAACACCTTTTTCAAAAACAATATGTTTTAAAGTAGCATTTCCAACTTGTTCATCTACAAAAATACTTTTTTGATTAGTAGCATATCTAAGCTCTCTCTCATATCCTTTTTCCTTATCAAACCAAACCAAAGGGTATCTTCTAGTATGTTTGCTAGGTATAGTATATGTTAGTGGTTCTTTATTATCTGTTAAATAATAATGTCTATCTTTATATTCCCAATTATCTTTTTTAACCTCTTGCTTGGGAGCAGGAGCCTTTTTTACTTTTGTTTCCATAATATAATATAATATAATAATTAAAAAAGACCCCGCCTAAGCGGGATCTTGTTATTGTTTATTTATTAGCCTATTGCAGTGCTAGCAAGAGTATTTGAAAGACTAACGTCTATCATACCTGCTCCACCACCAATTAAACCAACAGCTTCATTCAAAGCTTGAACATCTGCTTGAACAAATCCTCCACCAGTACTACCATCATTAGTAGAAGTTAGTGTAAGAACGTCATTATTAGCAGTAGCAGAAATATATGCAACATCTATTTTTGCAGATGTACCAGTTCCACTTAGTGCTATTCTAGCTACTTGTTCTGCGCATACAACATCAAATGCACCTGCAGCTTTTTTTACTTTTACGTATCCCATAATTTCTATTCTTTTAAATGTTAATAATTATACAGTCTTAAATAACACGAAGTTATTAGCAGCTTGTGTTACTAAACATCTTTCAGTTAAGAAATGTACGTCCATAGCATCTAAAGCATCAGTATACGCTCCGCCAACAGAACCAGTAATCCAGTTTTTGTAACGTCTATCTTCAGTTTCAGAAGCTCTATATCTTACGTGTAAGAATGGTCGTCTGATATTTGATCCTAACATTTGATCATATACTGTAGTGGTTCCAGCAGGAATCATTACACCATCAATAGCATTAGATAAACCTCTTGTAGAAGCATCATTTAGATATTTCCAATCAGTTTTGTAGAAGTCATAAGAACCTCTTCTAAAGCCAGTGAATCCAAAGTTAAGTGCCATTTCTGATTCATTATCAAATAAACCATAAGAAGCAGCAGCAGAAGAAGCAAAAGCTCCGTTCATAGCAGCAATCATATCATCAAAATCTAAAGCAGTAGATCTTTGTAAGAAAAGCATGTTTTCTTCAATAGCTCCTTGCTTGTCTAAGTTTTTAAGGATTTCATCGAAATCACCTAAAGCACCAGAACCAGGAGCAGCAGCTCCAGCAAATCCTTGATATACATTACCTCTTGCTTCAATAGCAGCAAATAAACCTTCTGTACCTTTTAAATTAATACCAGTAGAAGCACCAGGCATAGCAACTGTGTGTCCAGCTAATTCACCTTCAACCATTGCCATTTCCATGTAATCTTCAAATCTAAGTCTAGTTTCAGACTCAGCTTTTAGATACCATAGGTAGCCAGATGTTCCATCTTCAGTAGCAACTTCAATCCAACCAATTTGAGCAGCATCAGAACCATTAACTTGGTACTTGTCTCTAATAATAATTGGAGAGTTGTGATATTCTGTAAAGCTAGGCTCGATAGAATCCATAGTAGCATCTGTAGATCCTTTACCAAACTCAGAACCATAAACAAATAGGTTCAAGGAAGCCGCACCAGTTAACTGTAATCCAGCTTTAACAGTAGCTATATCATAAGGAGTAACTGTAATTTCTGCTTTTGTAGCAACCCCTGTTGGCTGAGTTACACCAGTTACGATAAACTTCTGTGTTACTAAACCTGTAGCGTTATCAGAAACTAATATAGTGTTATTAACTTTTATAGCTGCAGTATTATTACCTCTACCATTAGTTGTTGGATTAGCGTTAGCTAATTCTATTTCAAAAATAACACCTGATTTCCACTCTACCTCATTATAAGATACATGTAATCTATTTTGTTCAGACCATAATACTTGATCTGATGTCATTGGCATTTCAGCGCCAACCATTCTTAAGAAACCTGCTAACGTTCTGTTACCATATCTCTCAACTTCAGCTTCATAAAGCTCAGGTAAATACTGTTGAGCCCAGTCAGACGTACCGTCTGCAAAGTTCAAATAGTTATTATCTAATGCTTGTTTCTTTTGAGCTGGAATTAAACTTGCAGGAAAACTCCCACTTGTTGCAAAACTCATATTTATATTTTTAGTTTAAGTTATTTTTTTGTTTTTATTTTTAACTTAGAACTATCTACACCACTAATTGCTTTTATTTTTAACCCATTAATAAACATTTCACCAGAGCTAGTAGCTCTAACTTCATTTGTTATATTTTTAGATTTAGCATTAACATCTCTTATAGCGTCAGTTTTACCTTGCTCGTAAAAATGTTTTGCTATTTTATCAGCGTTATTAGCAGTATACAAGGCTTTGTGATAACCTCTATAATCTTCGATTTCACCTTTTTTATCTAGGAACTTCCCAACAAAATTATTTAAATCAGATTGATTTTGAGCAACATCATTCTTGTTATTTACATTATATCTAAAAGCTTTTTCACCAACGCTATATTCAAAACCTTTGAATTCATCAGAGAATAATTTTTTAGTATTGTTTGTAAAACTTTCGTGACGCTGTTGAATCACCTTCTGTTCTTCGTTGTATCTATTGAAAAAGTCATTAGCTTTTTTTTGTTCTTTAGATACTGAAGGTTTCAACTTGATCTCTTCATAGTATTTTTCTTTAGAACTATCTAAAAAGCTTTTGGCTTTGGCAATTTCTTCTTTGTAAGCTAGTTTTTTCTTTTTAACCACTCTATCTTCTTCATCTTCATCCCACGCAAAATTATCATCCATTAAAAAATTTATTTCTTCTGAATTCAAATGTGGTTTGCTTACACTATAATATTCTTTAAGTAATTGTTCTCCGTTTAACTTACCGTAGTCTTTGTTTAAATTAACGTAATCTTCGACAGTGCCACCAGTATCTTTCATGAAGTCTACTAGCTTTTCAATGTTTTCTGGTAAGTCTATTTGTGGATTTTCTTTTACTTCTTCTTTAATTTCTTCTACAACCTCTTTAGTTTCTTTAACTTCTTTATCTTTTTCTTCTACTTTTATTTCTTCAATAATTGGAGATTCCTCAGTTTTAGTTTCTTCTACTACAGGTTGTTCAACCTTAACTTCTTCCACTTTAGTTTCTTCAACTACTTCTGGTTCAGTTTTAGTTTCTTCTTTTGGCTCTTCTTTTTTAGCCATATCTAACTTAGTTATTTCTTTATTAGTAACTAATTTTTTAGGTTTCTTTTTTATTTTAAAGTCACCTTGTTCTAGTTCGCCAGCGGCGGTTTCTTTTATTTGTTCTGACATAATATAATATAATAGTTAATATAAAATTATCTAGGGGCAAATTGGTCTAAACTAACTCCGCCTAAATTATCATTACCCTTAGATTCAAAGTTGATAGGTAAACCATCTTGTTTTCTCTGGGTTATCATTTCACTCTGTTGAGTGCCTTGAAGCTTAATTCTTTTGTCTTTTCTATCTTCAATTTCTTTTTCTTTTTGAGATATAACATTAGACTGCTCTTTAGCTAGTTTAATGTTATAATCAAACTCTTGTTGCATTAGACCTCTTTTTATCTCTGCTTCGGTTTGCATTCTTTGTATTTCAAATTGAGACTTGGCTTGCTCTACTTGAACTTTACTACTAGTTAAAGCTTCTTGTTTTTGTAATTCAGCTAGAATAGTTTTTTCTGCAGTTTCAGCTTGAGCTTGAGCTTGAGCTTGTATTTGTTGTAGTTTTAACTCTTGGTCTTTAGCTTGTTTTTCTTGTCTTCTTTTCTTAAGTAAAGTATTGGCTAATTTTAAATTGTTTACATTTCTAATGTCAATAGCATCTTCTAAATCTATTGATTGGGTAGATAAAGCTACTTGAATGTTTTGTTCTAATTTAGCTTTTTCTTCATCATCTGGTTCTAATTCTATAAATATTCCAAAGTCGTGGATATTAATGCTAGTTAACTCATCTAATGTGTTAGTATTAAAATTAGATATACTATTTATTAAAGACATTCTAGTTAATGGAAACATTAAAGAATCACTAACTCTTAAAGATATGTTCTCACATGTTCTAAGTGTTAAATATAAACTTGCTTGAAGAATATGTCTTGTAGCAGTATTTGAATTAGCTGCAGCAAGCTTTTGTATACCTACTAAAGAGTTTTTATCTGGAACACTACCATCTCTAGCTTCATTAAGCCCGGTAACATCTCTAATCATTTGTAAATAGTAATTATACGTCTGAATTAAAGAGTTTATTTTAGCTCCTCCAGAAGAAGATTGAAGTTCTTGTACAGGTATTTTACCTCTGTTAATTTCACCATCTTGAGTTAAGGATCTACCTATAACACTACCAGTTTGAAAATACATATTCAAAGCTTCAGCTGGGTTATAGTTAGTACCATTACCTAGATCTACTTCTGCTAAACCATCCATGTCTAAATAAACTCCATCAGGAACCATTCTAGACATTACTTGTTGAAGTTTTAAATGAGTGAGCTGTATCATGTCAGCAAACCCAGTTACTCTACTTACTAAGCTTTCTATTCTACCTTGATACATTCTAGGTGCCGTTATAGTATAACTAAGATTTACTTTACTTGTATCAGCGTAAGGTCTTGTCATATTTTCTGCCAAACGCCAATCAAGCATTTCTTCCATACCTAACACTTTAGCTCCACTATATAATGTTTCTATACTTCTAGAAGCTTTTTTAAAGTTGTCTGTTTCTTTTACTTCTAAAAAAGTATCTTCTTTTTCAATAGTTTTCTCTAACCCTGTAGCAGTAGTTTTTATTTTAAATACCTGGTCAATATAACTTTTCCACTCAAAATATAATACTTGAACTGTATTCTGATCGTATCTACCATTAAAATTAGGCGAATAAGCCGTGTTGCCTGTGTAGTTTTGTAGTTTTTTAACTTGTTCTGGAGTTAAACTAGGAAATTGTTTTTTAAGTTCTACTATAGGAACATTTTTAACTTCACCTACGTAGTATACATCTTCAAAGTTAGGATCGTTAGTATATGAGTATACTATGTTAGAAGGATCAACATAATCAATAACTATTCCTTCAGCTGGATTCCATGAAGTTTTAACACAAGATATTCCTAAAACTGTTAAATCATAATTAAGTCTTTTTCTAATTAAATGATATTTGTTTTTATCTAATATTTGTGAAATAAGTTCTTCTTCTGCAACTTCTATAGATTGTTTATAATCCATTTGCATATGTGCTGGAATATCTTCTAATGTTTCAGGAGTGTTTTTAGCAGTGGATTCAGATAGGTCTATACCAAACTGCTGCATAACCATTTCATTAAACTTTTTAGCCTCTATGTCCATCATTATTCGCTGAGCATATAAAGTTCTTTTTCTCAATGAAGTAGGATCTTGAGCTAAAGCTTTTACTTCATAAGATCTTTGAGACATGCCATTAACAACAATATCTACAAACTTAGGAATAATAGGTACGGGTTTCCAGTCTAGGTTTAAGTAAGATAAATCTCCATTTATAGCTAGCTCATCTTTATATTTTTGTACTGGCTGTTCTGCTCTAGCGTAAAGTCTTAAATTATGAAAGTTATTGTAGTTTGTCATGTATCTATAACCAACTCCTTGTGAATTTCTAAACCATTCACCTTCAATAGCTCTCGCAACTTTTAAACCATATTCGTAAGTAGCTTTCTCAGCAGCAGGTACGACCTGGTCCGGAAATGTACTATATGTAGTTGTAGCTTGCATATATATTAATTAATTTTTGATATTACGCCGGTATTATCATAAGTTCTAATACCAAGATTTATTTTATTAGTAATTTTGTTAGGCACAGGTCTATATAAATTTTTATTACAAGCCATTATAGCAAGTCCTGAGCTTATAGTAGCATCGTGCTTAGTTCTACTGTTTATATTAAAAACAGCCCAATCTTCTAATGTTCTTTGATGATACATATCACCATATGAATTATCTTTAGATCCTACAAATTTTTCAATATAACTTTCTACAGCAGCGGCGTGAGCTTGCTTTATATCCTCACTTGAGTTAGGTATTCCACCTATCTCTCTTTCCGTTATAGATAATTTATTAATAAGCTTATCAGGCCTATTCATTGAAAAACCTCTATAACCTCTACGCTTAAAATAATACAGTAGTCTTGGTTTGTTGTTTTCGCAAAGTAAAGGCATGCCATAAAATACACAAGCCATTAATACATCTTCAAAAAATATCTCAGCAGTTTGAGGTCTAGCTATATACTCTAAGAAGAAATGATTAGAAGGAGCTTCTTCCATAGAAAACTTAGTTAAACCATGAAGCGCCCCATTAGAACCTTTACCATCAACAGTACCACTAATATCATAACTATCACAACCAAAAGCACCAATATGTTCGTTACCAGGGTATTTAATTCCATTTTTTATAATCACTCGATTTTGAAGATTTTTAGGTGGAACCCAGCTAATTCTAAATCTACCATCATTATTAGGATGAAAAATAACACTAGTATCTTTAATACCGTTCACCCAACTAAAACTTCCTTTAGTTACATTTAAGCTATTATTTAAAGAATCATTATGATCTATTTGTTCATAGATTTTTACTAAATTAAATAAACTTTGTTTTGTTTCATCTCTAAAAGCGTGAGCTTCAGTTCTTGGGAATTGTCTATAATATTCGTTTAAACTATCTTGATCAGACTTTAAGCCTTCAACCTCGTTTTCCCAGTGTTCAATAACGCCTGTTGTAATTTCAAAACCGTCAACTCCTTTGATTGGATCTTCTTTTCCAATGAAAACAGGTGATCCGTAAGAATCCATGAATCCTTCGTAGTTCCATTCCATAGGGACGAACAAAGAATAGAGTCCAGAAGAAGTTTGTCCATTTCTATTTCTTTTTGTAACGTCTGAATTATAGTATAATTTTTTGAAGTTGTTTCCACCTTTGTCTAATGAGTTAGATGTTGAGCCCATCATACACTTACCTACGATTCTAGAACCAAGACGCAATGTAGTTTTTGTAACTCTCCAGTTGTTTAATATATTATCAGGTCTCTCCCATTTGCCACTCTCATCATGTGCTAATAGCTTTAACTTTTCACCGTCGTAAGAGTTGTCACCAGTATTTTTCCAGTCAATAGTTGTGTCAAGCCCGTCTAGTTCTCTTAATTGTTCATTGCTTTCAAGCTTCCTTCTAGTAAACTTTGAAGCTGGAACTCTGTATGCAAGTTCTGTTTTAGGACGATCCATACCGTCTTGTATCGGTTTGAAGAAAAACGGATAGTTAACGGATATTGGAACGACTTTATCTGTAAACATTTTTTTAGCATCTGCTCCAGATTTAGACAATATACCGAATCTGGAGTCACTAGATATTGTTGCTTGGTTAACAAGCTCGGCCGAGGACATAAATGAAAATCCAGATCGTCTGTTTTTAAGATAGCACATGCCGTAACATCTGTTATCTGCCTTGCATGCTTCCCAAAATAAAAAGAATAATCTATTTGCTTCTCTGTAATCTGGTGCTCCAACGTCGATCTTTGACCATTGTAAGTACATGTAATGAGTACCAGTAATATAAGTAGGAGTACCGTTATTATAGAACCAGTAACCTTGTTCTCTTCTTTTAAATTCTTCATCTATATAATCGTACCACTTTTCTTTAAACTCAGCTGGATATTCTTCCCAGTCAAACCTATTTTTAATTCTACTTAACTCTTTTGGATATTCTGCTTTTTCCCAGCGTTGTTCCGCTTTTTCTTTACTTCGTTTAAACGGTTCATCTGTTGCTGGTAAAGCAATCCTGAGATTCTGTATTTCAATGATTTGTCCAATTTTTCCAGTTTTACTTATTACTATAAAATCATAATCAGAATTATAACCATAATTCCATTTTTTAAATCTATTGTTTTTAGCTAATATTTTAGGATTTACAACGTCTTTAATTTCTTGCCAAAGGGTTTGTTTGTAACTCATTTGCTTCTCCCTTCTGCAAAACCTTTAAAAGTTTTTTGTTCTTTAAGTTCTTTTGGTTTTTCATTTAACATATCTTCCTCTAGTTGGATTCTGTTAAGTATTTCAAAAGCATCAAATATAGCAAGTTTTTTTGTTGCGGCAGCATTTTTTAATCTATCAGCGCTTACATCGTCGTCTGAGTCAACAATCTTTTCTTTTGCTACCTTAATAAGTTCCTCAACTGCTTTTTGCCCAGCTTGGATTATTTTCTTCTTCGTTTCCTTGGTATTCATGAGTTAAAGCTATATCATTAGATTTCATACAATAAAGTCGTTTACCTTCTATAATAAACTCAAACTCAGAGTTAGGTGTAAACGTAATAAGTGTTCCAGGTGTTATTCCTAGCGCTTCTAAGGAACTATTAGAATATTTTACTATACCAACATTAGGTTGTTCTTTTCTGTTCTCTAAAAAGCTTTGGTTTTTTAAGGGTTTTACAAAACAATAATCTAAATGTGTTTTTAGATTATACATATAAATCTGTCCTGGTGAAACAAAATACAAATCATCTTTAAAATAAGTCGAGCTGTTTCTTTCGTTACCTTTTTGATCATACCATCTTCTAAATATATTGTGATGAACATAAAGTTCATCTCCTATATTTATTTTAGTTTTATAAGCTGAAGGCGTAGAAACAACAACAGCTTTTTTACTAATAAACTTGTGATCTTCAATACTAGTGTTAACAATGAAGGTTTTATCATTGATCTTCTTTGTATTATCATACCTTTTATTAAATGGCTTAATAATAAAATTATATAAACTTTTCATTAATAACTTAAGTCATACTCAACTGAAATAGCCATATTAGAATTAAACTTTTTCCAAGGAAGTACTTCATCGTTTTTTATTATGTATATATTATAAGATCCATCTTGACCCTCAAATATTATATCATTAATTATATGTCTACCATATACTTCTTGTCCAATTGAATAATGCATGGCTTCGTTTTTGTAATCAGCACCTATACTAATCTTTCTTATCTTCTTCATTTTCTACAGGTGTGTAAGTGCCGTCTTCAAGATTTATATTAACGTGGCCGTATTTTTCTTCTAATACTTTTTTAAGTTCTTCAATCTCAGTATTTATATCTGCTATTTGATGTAGCATTGCGTGTTTTTTAGTTTCAATAACACCTATATCTAATATTACTTTTTGAAGATCTTCTTGTTGTGTTTTAGCTTTTTCAAGCTCTTCTTTAGTTATTTTATTTTCCATTTGATTTAATTTAATTGTATTTTAATTTAAGGACCTACGTTAGGATCGGTCCAAGCTGCAGTACTTAATAAGGCGATAGCCTCATCATGGTTTAAAGTAGCTATAGGTACAACTGTACCGTTTGTAATAAAACTAGGAGTAACTTGATAAGATAGCATAGCCTCTGTGTTTGCTAGATTTCTTCTCATAGTTTGAGCGCTAGTTGTATTTATCTGACTAAAGTCAATTAACTTAGTCTGCGTATCTATATCTATCACTATATATGTTGTCATTTTACTTTTTTTTTAAAAAAATTAACCAGGTACTTCTGTTGTTCTACCTGAATTAGCTGGAGTTAGCCCTTGGTTGTTTGGATCTCCATAATCAGCCATATTAATGCTATATGAGTTTTTAGTACTATTAATCATATTGCCTTTTAAATTACTTATGTCTAAATTATTACCAGTTCCATTAGCACTACTTCCAGGCGCATTTCCTTCAATAGAAGTTTGAACAGTATTATATCCTAACATATCTACATTATTTATAACATCTCTCGCTACTAAAGTAGATCCATTAAAGTAAGTACTTTTTCCATCCATTGGATACCAGCGAGTAGGAGCTCCTCCAGAAAAATTATTTAAGTCAGTTGTAATTCCATTATTATAAATTTCTGATACTTCTTGCTGCGTTAATGTTTTATTATACCAATAAGCAACATTTGACATTAACCCATCTGCACGGGTACTTTGATATAGGCCTAAAAGATTTTCACCTGTCGATGCGTCTAATGTACCTGTAGTAGACATAGGTGTTCCAGGAACTCCATTTAAATATATTCTAACATTTGAACCATCCCACGTTCCCACTACATGGTACCAAGCGCCACCTGTAATTGATGTGGTAAATCTTCCGTAGCGAGAAGCTCCACTTATTCTAACATAAAAATCAAATCCTCCACTCTGTGATCGGTATCTAGTTAAATATTGGTATTTTCCAGCGCCTTGCCAATTTGCTGCTCCTATAAACGTAGTTTCGCCTGGATCAATATTTATCCATTGAGAAATACTAAGACTAGTAGCTCCATTAAAAATGCCACTAGTAGTTCCATCTCCAAAATATTGACTACTTCCATTGAATTTAATACTATAGTTGCTATGTGGAGTTATACCACTACCTCCAACAGCAAGATTAGGGTAACCTTGTAGTCTTATTGGATTAGAATTATCACCAAAAGACCAATACGCAACAGGTTTTGTACCTGTAATAGCCATTGGGTTATTTAAATTGTATAGATAATTTACTTGTTCTTGCGTAACTGCATAGTTAAAAATTGAAAATTCAGAAAGAAAGCCATTTATGTAATGCACGTTGTTTAACCTATATCTACCGATTGTATTAAAAGATAGTGCTGAAGGCTGCACTATAGTTGTAGTAGTTCCTAAAACTCCATCTTTATAAGTTTTTATAGATGTTCCATCAAACACTATAACAATATGACTCCATACATTTTCACTAAGTGTAACGTCAAGAATATATGAAGAACTTCCCGTGTACCAATACAGTACACCAGGATAATAACTGCCAGCACTACTTCCTTCGCTGTATGCTAAGCCACCAGGACTAGAACCTGATAAAAAATATCCATAATTACTTCCACCAGGCCAATTTTTAGGTTTTATCCAGAAAGAAAAAGAAGCTTGGCCGTTATTTAAAAAATTAGTACCTGAGAATTCTACATATTCACTAGTTCCATCAAGATCTAAACTATAATTACTAAGTTTATCTTTGTTAGTATTCTCTGGCATTCTCCAGGTTGGTGCTATATAATTTGTTGCCATAATTAATCTCCCATTCTATACCAAGCCACAGGTGATAAAGAGCTCAAGTCTGCTGTTTTACCTGTAGTTGTAGCATTATAAATACTTTCAACTTGTTCTTGTGTTAAAGCTGTATTAAACACCCCTATCTCGTCTATTTTGCCTTGAAAATAACTAGCAGCATATTCTCCTATAGTAGTTTCTGTGTCAGCATTATATACTATTTGACTTGCACTTGCTGTTGTTGTTTGTGCTTGACCATTTAAATACATAATAACAGTACTTCCATCCCAAGTCACGCATAGATGTTGCCAAGAATTACTAACTACAGTTCCATTACTTTCAGCAATTACCCAACCAGAGCTTCCTGTAGTGTCTAAATAAAATTTCCATTTGTTTGAATTTTTAGTTAAAACAAAACCGCCATTATTTGCAGAAGCAGAAGTATTTGAAATTATACAAGGAAAACTTCCAGAACCTGCTCCTGTATTATTTACCCAAGCAGAAACTGATAACTGAGAAGTTGGGCTTAAACTACTATCATTTCCAGCATCAAAATAAGCACCTGCTCCATCAAACTCAAACGAATATAAGTTGTCTATTTTAGGTAAACTAGGTGGGCCAGGAGGTATTCCTCCGCCTCCTCCAGGTCTTGACGACCCAGGTAG